TGGTCTACCAAAAAACCATGGCTTGGAATAGTTAAAGTGTTTGTAACCGTATTTACAACTACTCGGCTCAGTGAATCTTGAGCTTCCCCTGGAGCAGATGGTGTTGTGAACTCTAAGAAAGCATAGTCTGGGGAGGGAGTAGTGCTAATTTTGTAAGTATATGCGTTAACAACGCTTACATAATAAATTACATCTGAGTTAACACCTGCGGGTGCCGTACCTTGGAAAGAATACTGAACAGCCTCGCCTTCACTTAGAGTGTGGGGGCTTGGACTGTGAATAACATTATTTTGGAAATCCATTGTGATAGGCACGAAGGAGTGGTATGAACCTCCTGCAGGCTCTACCGCAATCTTGTTTGTGCCATTTGCTGCATCTTGGGCTGTTGGATACACTTCATTACCAGTCGTGAAGTCTGTAATAAGCGTGACGGATACAGAACCTTCACCCGTGTTGTACGAAGAGAGGTCTTCAATGGTGGTTCCGTTAAATTCGGTAGTAGTGTCATAAGTCCCGTTGGATGTTCCCACGCTTTGAGCAGTAGGTGTTAGATAAATTCCTCCACCGCCACCGCGAATATCACTTTGAAGTGAACGGGCTCCAGCTCCACCAGAATATCCTCCGGCGCCAGCAGATTGATTTACGGCTTGTGCATCTGCTTGGCCTCCACCACCAAAACCACCGTAACCACCGTCTTGACTATTTGTCCCCATTGATAGCCCATTAGGGTATCCGCCGCCACCAGCGGTATAAACCCTACCGTCTCTATAGTTTAGGCCTCCACCGTCTGTAAGGAACCCGCCGCCTCCAGCTGAGTATCCGCCGCTACGAGAACCACCCTGCCCAGGGGTGGTTTGAGCAACAACATTGGCTGATGAGCTTCCTCCCAAACGAGTCATTTGAGCATCTTGACCATCTACGCTACCAGTGTCTGCTGAACCTCCACCAGCAACAAATAGAGCCTCGTTACCAGCTTTACGGACTACAAATGTTCCACCTCCAGAACCTTTGTTTCGCTGGTCACTTTGAGCCTCGCCTACTTGACCTACAGCAATTGTAACTACCTCGCCTTTGGTAAGTGCGACAGTTCCCTTTACTCGGGCTCCCCGTCCGGGTGTACCCGAGCCGGAACCGTTTGCTCCTGCTGCACCCTGGACATCAAAGGTATAGTTACCGGAAACTGGAACTGTCCAGTCCTGATATCCCTGGAAGTCACCCTGAGATAGGTAGATTCCGTCCCAAGGTGTGTTGTACGCTGCCCGCATTTGGGATTGTGTTGGCCCTAGTCTTCCAGTCTGCCCGCAAGTGGTAAAAGTGTGAGACGTAAAACTATATAGAGCGGTAGAACCAGAAAAGCTGGCAATATCAACGTTTTTTAGAAAGTAGGTGTCACCACTAGTGAGTCCTATTAGAGGCTCGTTCTTTGTGTAATATTTAACAGCCTGATTTGTAGCTGTTGGTGAATCAATATTTAGCTTATTATCAAAAACAACTGGTTTGTTGAACGTTATACCGCCTGAAGATGGGTCTACTAAGTCGATAGATGGTCCTCCTGCACTATAGCTAAAAGTTAGCTTCTTTGGTTGTTCTGTAGTTACGTAGAACAGTGCACCATCTTCTGGACCTTCGAGGACCTCTCCCGTTTCGGTATCTTTAACTGCCAAGGAGCCCGCTGCAGAACTATAAATAAAGGTAACTCCTACTTCAAAGACATCTGGAATTTCATTTTCTGGGACATCATTTTTAAAGTATATGTAGTTATCGTCAAAGTTAATGTTTGTCTTAGCGAATGTGTGACTACCCGTTAGTCCGGGTCCTGCTAGCCCTACTGCCATTTTTATACCTTCTACTCTACTTTATTGTTCTACAGTCTTGTAATACTTACGTAGCCGTTACTACGATTTGTACCATTTTGATTTGACTGGCTATTTCCGTCGTTGTACGAGCCTCCGCCGGCTGCATTCCTACCGTAATCTCCTGCTCCCCCGCCGGACCAGCCGCCCCCGCCTCCAGCTCCGTAACTATAGTAGTACGAACCTGTGCCACCGCCACCAAAGCCGCCTGTTCTGCCGCTGTTGGTCCCGCCTCGAGCGCCATTAATAAATGCCTTGCCGCCGTAACTATTACTTTGTCCATTATTGTAGAAGCCTCCGCCTCCACCTTGATAGTAACGGCCTCCGCCGCCATTACCGTTAGAACTTCCTCCACTGTAATTGGCGTTCCCTCCGCTACGCCCTGTGTTAGCATCGTCATAGCTGTAATTTGCAGAGCCGCCGCCACCGCCACCGGCAACAATTAGAGGAGTATTGTCTTCTTTTGCAACAAATGAGCCCCCGCCGCCGCCGGACCAGCCGTAATCATACTCCCCTCTCGTGCCAATAGCAATTTTTAGTACTTCACCTTGCTGCAGCTGAAAGTCGCCACGCATTGTTACACCTCGGCCTTGTTGACCCCAGCCGTTAGCGCGACCCCCGCCAGAACCTCGAGCAGTTATTCGGTAGGTTCCAGCCTGCGGGACGGTCCACAATTGCGTACCTCTAGAGTTCATGTTTAGGTATGTGTTAACCCAAGACTGACCTAGACCATTTCTGGCGTTATTAACGTTTGGTCCTTCACGGCCGCTTGAGCCTGAGGTGCTAAAAGTAGCCGAGTTAAATGAGTATAGGAATGGTGGCTGGTTAAACTGATAGGTGTGGACCTGAAAAGCTGTTTGCCCATTAGCGTCAGTACAAGTAATAATGACTTCTCTACCGGGCTCAGCGATAACCTCTTGAGGAGTACCGCTAACAACTCCTGTTGACGTATTCAAGGTCAAGCCGGTTGGCAAGGTGCCGCTGGTTACAGCAAACGTCAAAGGTGACTCTAATCCAACAGCTGTAACGGGAGTGGGTTCGATAGGGCTAGTCTGAGCATCTTCGCCTGTACGACTTACCGTCCTAGGTAGAACTTCTCCCACGGTAGATAGAACATCAAAGTTATGTGCATCATATTTAGTATCTACGAAATAAAAATTTACTTCGTCATTATCTGGGTCAGTTACGCTAAACCTTCCGCCATCCGGGTAGTCATAGCGTAACATGTCGCCTTCTTCATAACCATTTTCATATACGTGAAATATGTTTTTATCTAGAGATACGCCAATTTGCGTAAATTTCTGAATACCGGAACCACCAGTAATACCTTCTACTGGGTCTCCGTTAGGCAGAGGCCTAATTGTAAAGCTATAACGATTAGTGCTTCCTTGTTGGAAAAAACTGTCTACAAAGTAAGTTGTATTGTTAGTGAGATTATCAGCCGCTGTACCCTCTTCTGTCACGAGTCCGCCGTCCGTTATATCTTCAACTGTGTAAAGTACCATCGTGCCTTGGTACCACACATTGGCAAGTCCTTCGGGTACAGGAAATACTTCTCCAGATTCGGAGTCGATAGTAATCAAACTTCCACTGTAAGAATTCACAACTCCAACAACACCTAGTTCGTTTGCTGCATCAACAGTGTCAGGGTCGTCATCTACTACTGTAAGCACGGTTTGAATTTCTACGTCAACGTTGTTGCCAGCAAAAGTGCGAGCTTGATTAGCAATTTGAAATGTGCCAGAGAGGGTAGATGGTATAGCAACAACATCGCCGTCTGGCAGTGAGCTCACGTCAAAAGTAGAGGAAGTCGTTCCTACATTACTAATATCTTTTATAAAAACTACACCACGTGGGTTTTCTGAGAAGAATCCACTCCCTGTAAGGACATCGTAATATAGGGGGTCACCTATAGATAGGCTGTTAAAATTTTCGGTAGTGTGTTGGACTGTTACCGTGTTGTTTTCGATGTCTGTATCAGTTATTTGACTGATTGTTCCGCCGACAACCGCGCTGTTGCTGTAATCAACGTTAATTGTTGACAGTGTATTAGAGCCGTCAAATGACTGAGCTGTAGCGCTATTTGAAGAGTCAAACGAGCGAGCTGAAGTATTAGAAGCATCAAACTGCTGGCTAATTGTCGAATTAATGTTTAGAAAGTAGAAAGGAGTATTCGTACCAAACCCATGAGTAGAGTCTGTAGTCACCGTAAGTGTAGAAATGTCTGCACCGTCTGTAATAATTCCAGCAGAGTCTGAGATTTTAATCTGTGAACCTTGAAAGAACTCTCCTGTAATGATAGATGAGTAGAGGTCTTGGATAGATAGTGTCTCGGGTTGGTCATCTTTACAAAGATAGGTAAATGTAAATGTGTCTGGAATAGAGTTAATAATGTAGGAACCATCTGCAGTAATAGATTTTGTTCCTTGAACGTTAATCGGAATACCTACAGCTAGCCCGTGAGCTAACTCGGTTTTTACTGTAATCTCTCGGGTTCCAGCGTTTGTTGTGATAGATGCAATTCCAGGAATAGTTGTGTCACCAGACTTCGAGAAAAACGAAGGAGTGTTGTTGATAAGCTCAACTGTTTCCCACTTGGTGGGCTGAAGACCGTACTCGAAGTCGGTATCAATCAAGGTTTCTGGATTTGATACACGTAGCTTAGTTACCGGGTCAGTAAATTCTTTAGGGAATGAAATTTCTCCACCGGCGCCGCCACCGCTCGCTGAGCCTCCACCTAGATATCCTGGCATTAACTCTTCCTCTTTCTATAAGTCATTATTAAAACATAAGGTAACTAACTAACTAAATTATACACCGAACCACCAAGCCTGAGATATAGCAAACTGACCGTCTATACCTTGCGGCCCTGTAGCACCAACCACACCTGAGTTAATTTCCACCCACGTATTATCTTGCAAGACAAATGTTTTTGCTGTATTTGTGTTAAACCAAGCTATACCTTCAGTATACGCTAGCGGGTCTGGCTCATTTGCTTGGGTAATATATCTACCTGTATCACCTGCAGGGCCAGTAGGGCCGGTAGGGCCGTCAACTCCAGCCTCACCTGCGGGGCCAGTTGAACCTGTAGGCCCTACGTAGTTACCAGAAAAAATCCACGTAGCCCCATTCCAAACATAGATAGAGCCCTCAGACTGAACATAGTAAGCATCATTCCTAGTTGCCCCTTGAGGCAACTCATTTGGAGTTAATACTTGTCCCAGTACATTAAGAGATACACCCTGAGGACCAGAGGGGCCTGTAGGTCCGGTTGGCCCTGTAGGTCCGGTAGGTCCAAGGTCACCCTGAGGTCCAAGCAAACCTTGGGGTCCGACCAGACCCTGAGAACCGGTGGGGCCAGTTGGGCCCGTGGGTCCGGTAGGTCCTAATTCACCTTGAATACCCTGCGGACCAGTTGGTCCAACAATCTGACCTACATTTGACCAGTCGCTACCAGTCCAAACAAATAAGTCTCCAATATCTTGTACAACATATGCATCATTTAACTGATTGGTTGTAACGTTAGCTGCTGCATCACCATACATGTTTGAATGGTTTACACAAACTAGATATAAGGTATCAGGTGCAGTTTCTGATACAACTATTGTTAACCTACCGTCAACACCTGCAGTGCCTGAATATGACACCCCTTCAGTGTATTTATAATCAACTACGCCTCCAGGTCCGGAGTGATGGCCGTTCTTCGTCTCCGATAAATACACTTCGTGAGTATCGTTGGAAGGGTTATATTGGTCGAAAAGATAAGTTCCACCCTTGTGCAAGTGAATATTAGGAGTTTCTTCTCCATTAATAAAGTATCGATTTCCAGCGTCCGTAGCCTCTACAGTTATCGTAAATACAATATTGTTTGTTTCTCTTGGCAAGTATGAAGTGTCAAACACTGAACCAATTAGTTCGATGGCAGTACCCTGAGGACCAGTAGGACCTAGAGGACCCTGAGGACCTACATCACCTTTATCACCCTTAAACTGAGCAATGTCTACCCATTCGCCGAGACTTGCGTTCCAAATATAGACAAAGTTATCTTCTAAAACAACATAAGCGTCATTGTCTTGATTGCCACTCAGGGGTAAATTAGAGATTAAGTCAACAGAACCAAGTAAGTTTACAGGGAGACCCCTAGGCCCGGTGGGACCAATTGGACCAACATCACCAGTAAACTGTCCAGCATTTACCCATTCAATGCCATCCCAAAAATACAGTTCTCCGGACTGCTCTACAAGGCGGGCATCATTCAATCCATTCTCGCTGCTTGGCAGGTCGCCAAACGTAGCAACTGAGGTGGTTAGGTTTAAGTTTTCACCTCGTGGACCTGTAGGACCAGTCACACCTTGAATACCCTGAGGACCAGTAGGTCCTGTATCACCAGTTGAACCTGTAGGTCCTAAGTCTCCAGTTGCACCTGTATCTCCGGTATCACCCTTTGGGCCCTGAATTCCCTGCTCACCCTGGTCACCCTTAGGACCTGTTGGTCCTAGTAGACCTTGAGAACCTGTTGGGCCTGTCTCACCAATAAACTGGCTAACTGGGTCCCAGGTGGTGCCATTCCATACATAAATTTGACGTGTTTGAATAACAACAAGTGCATCGTTTACTGAGTTATTTTCTGCAGGTAAATCTGTCTCAATAGAAACCGAGCCACGGAAGTTTAACCCGACCCCCTGAGGTCCGGTTGGACCTTCAATACCGTCAGAACCGGTAGGTCCTGTAATTCCCTGAGGTCCGGTTGGACCAGTACTCCCTGTAGGCCCGCTTGAGCCTGTCGGTCCTAGGCTTCCAGTCGGACCAGTCGGCCCCTGTGCTCCTGGAACACCAGTTGCACCTTGAGAACCTGTATCACCTTTACTACCCTTAAGAGCAATTATTTGCCACTGGCTACTACCCTGCGGCTCTACGCCAGTGCTTGTGCTTAGTGCGAAGTAAGAGCTGTCAGCATAAACAACAGCATCACTGTAATTATAAGTTTCGGCTGGAGACCACTCACCGCGCCAATTAAGTCCAACCTCGCCCTGGCCACCTTGGGGACCTGTTGCACCAGTTGGTCCTGTGCTTCCTGTTGGGCCCGTGCCACCGTCAACACCATCAGCACCTGTTGGACCTAAAGGTCCTTGAGGTCCAGTTGCCCCGGTTGGTCCTAATTCACCTTGAGGACCTGTCACACCCTCTGAGCCTGTTGGTCCTGTTGGACCTGTACCACCTACGGGACCTGTAGGTCCTAAATCACCCTGAGGTCCAATCTCACCCTGAGGACCAACAATCTGACCTACATCGTTAAATGTGGTCCCGTCCCACACGTAAAGATTGCTATCTGCTTCTACGATATATGCATCATTTACAGAGTTACCTTCTGTAGGTAGGTCACCTGTTGTGGCAACAGACCCAAGGAGGTTGATAGAGGTACCCTGTGCACCTGTAGGTCCAGTAGGTCCAGCTTCACCAGTAGAGCCTGCGGGACCTGTTGGTCCTAGGTCTCCAGTCGCACCTGTGGGTCCAGTAGAGCCCTGAGGACCAGTAGGGCCGGCCTCACCTTGAATTCCGTCAGAACCTGTCGCACCAGTTGCACCTGTAGGTCCAGTAATACTTAGACCCTGAGGTCCAGTTGGTCCCTGAGAACCTTCTAGACCCTGTGGTCCAGTTGCTCCAATATCTCCCTTAATACCCTGTGGACCAGTATCACCCTGCACGCCATCTGCACCTGTTGGACCCGTAGAGCCCTGCGGACCAGACTGTCCGGTAGGTCCGGTAGAACCTGTAGGACCAGTTGCACCTTCAAGGCCATCAGCACCTGTTGGACCAATAGCGCCCTCGGGACCGGTTGGTCCAGTAGCACCATCAGCTCCACTAGCTCCAGTAGGTCCGGTTGGTCCTTGACCTCCAACAGCACCTGGAGTACCTTGAGGACCGGTTGGTCCTGGCTCGCCTTCTTCACCTTGAGGTCCCGTAATACTTTCACCTTGGGGGCCGGTAGCACCTAAGGGGCCCTGAGGACCGGTTGGACCTTGAATGCCAGATGAACCAGTAGGACCGGTTGGACCGACTATTTCTGAGTATTGAATATCCCATACAGTCCCGGTCCACACATAAGTTATCCCGTCATATGTATACTCATCCCCTATGTTAGGGCTAGCTGGAAAATTTATCGCCATGTTATAGGTTCTCCAAGGTTCTTAGTCGTGCTGCAACTTCATCTAATGCTTCCGTAATTGTGGTCGGAACAACATCCCAATCGGTTTCTACAGCAGGGGTGTATAGAGAAGCATTTCCATTAGCTCCGTCTTCGCCTGCTGGCCCTGTGGGCCCTTGAGGCGCAGTCGCAACCTGAACCCACTGTTGACTACCACCGTCGTCTACATATAGATAAAACTTTCCAGACTCTAAGTCTGCCCATACCTGGCCCACATATGGTTCTGAAGGGAAAGTAGTTGCAAACGCTCCAGCTTGTCCCTCCGGTCCTGTAGGTCCGGTGGGTCCACCTGCAGGACCTGCGGGACCTGTGGGTCCTAGGGGCCCTTGTGGACCTCCACGTGAAATCTCAACACGGTTGCTAAACTGAGCCATTACCTAGTTACCTCCGGACGCACGGTAAAGTTGCCCAGGATAAGCTTCTCAACAAAGCCGCTTACCGGAGCTACTACTTCTAAATCATATACATAGGTATCCGCATTTATTGCGGACATGTCTGCTGCAGAAATTAAAAGGTCAAACCTTCCTTCGCTGCCGTATACGGTGATTCGCCCATTTTCGGTGGTCAGCTCTGCCGTCACAGTGGTCGAGTTGGTTGCAGGTCTTAGTTGCATCCGTGCGGTGTATCCACTGACGTCAATCACCTTCCGCTTAGCATCCTTATAGACAACTGTGTATGAAAAGGTTGCTCCCTGGTCCGCTACAATATTATGTACGGCAGAGTTATTTGTGTTTACATCTGAGTTGTAAACTTTCGTGGAATTACTCATTGGACTCTCTCGGGAGATTTTTTGGGCACAATCTGTTATTATTTTACAGCATTTACCAACAGGGCAGATGCTTCATAAGACTGGAGATTAATATTGTCCACGGGCTTACTGAGTGATACAGATGAGCGACTAGACCAGGGCCAAGACGGTCCCGAGGTAGCTCACTATGCTGAGAAGACTTCTGTTACAGAAGGATATGTATTAGGCAGTCCCGTAATAGCATTGTGCGGTCAAGTTTTTGTGCCGTCAAGGGACCCAGAAAACTTACCAGTTTGTCAAGAATGTACTGAAATAGTTCAAGAAATGTTTGGATAATTTTGCTCTCATCGAGCTATAAATTTTGCCCTATACTAGTAATCCCCCGTGGCTCAAAAAGCGCTTAAATTTGCATTTTTTAGAGCGGGTTTATATTCTTTTATGAACTAATTGAAAGGTCAGCCCAATGTCTGTAACTGTCTATGTACTTCCTGCTTGCGTCCAATGCAACAGCACTAAGAGATTATTAGACAAGAGCAACATTGAGTATGAGACCATTGACCTCTCTACTGACCCCGAGGCCTATGAAATGGTCAGAGGCTTGGGGTATAACCAGGCCCCTATTGTTGTGGCCGGAGATGACCACTGGTCTGGGTTTCGTCCTGAAAAAATAGAGACCCTTGTATGAGGTCATCTACTTCTCAAACGTATCGGGCAATACCCATAGGTTTGTAGAAAAACTTAGCTTCACAGCGAACAGGATTCCTGTTCATTGGAATCCAGATGAGCCCTTGCTTATCGAAAAACCTTCGGTCCTCTTTGTACCTACTTACGGTGGAGGAAACGACGACAAGACTGTCCCTAGACAGGTTGTCAAGTTTCTAAACATCAAAGCAAACAGAGAAAACATTAAAGCAGTAATTGGGTTTGGCAACACGAACTTCGGTCCGCATTTTTGTGCAGCAGGAGAGATAGTTGCCAGGAAACTTGGTGTTCCTCTGCTTTATCGTGTAGAAATATCTGGAACACCTGAAGATGTACAAGAAGTCAACGAAAGGCTAGAAACACTGTGGAAAACTACAACTATCACGAGCTGAACGCAATGCTCAATCTATGGAGCGATGACAAGACAATTCAGTTTGACAAAGACCGAGAGGCTGCCCGTCGTTACTTTTTAGACCATGTAAATCAGAACACGGTATTTTTTCACAGCCTAGAAGAGAAGATTGACTACCTAATTGAGAATGAATACTACGAAGATATTTGGTTTAAGAAACTTTACACGTTTGACTTTGTAAAAGATTTATATAAGCGTGCCTATGACTTTAAATTTAGGTTCCCTACTTTCTTGGGCGCATATAAGTTCTACACCTCATACGCACTAAAAACGTTTGATGGTGAGCGTTATCTGGAGCGCTTCGAAGATAGAGTCGTGGCAAATGCTTTGGTCCTCGCTAGAGGAGACAGAGCTTTGGCAGAAAGCTTGGTAGATGAAATTATCTCTGGTCGCTTCCAGCCTGCTACTCCTACCTTTTTAAATTGCGGTAAGAAACAACGTGGAGAATTCGTTAGCTGCTTCCTTCTCAGAGTCGAAGACAACATGGAGTCAATCTCCCGAGGCATCAACTCAGCCCTGCAGCTTTCAAAGCGTGGTGGTGGAGTTGCATTGAGCCTTTCCAACCTCCGTGAAGCAGGCGCCCCTATTAAAAAAATTGAGGGCCAGAGCTCGGGGGTAATCCCAGTTATGAAGCTCTTGGAAGACAGCTTCAGCTATGCAAACCAGTTGGGTGCAAGACAGGGTGCCGGTGCTGTTTACCTAAACGCTCACCACCCAGACATTATGAAGTTCCTAGATACCAAGCGTGAGAATGCTGACGAGAAAATCAGAATTAAAACCCTCTCTATTGGTGTCGTGGTTCCAAACATCACACTGGAGCTAGCAAAATCCAATGAAGACATGTACCTCTTCTCTCCATATGATGTAGAGAGCGTTTATGGAGTCCCCTTTGGCGACATCTCAGTAACTGAGAAGTATCAAGAGCTAGTGGATGACCCAAGGATTCGTAAGAGCAAGGTCAAAGCACGTGAGCTTTTTGAAAAGATTGCAGAGCTTCAGTTTGAGTCTGGCTACCCTTATGTTTTATATGAAGACAACGCTAACGACTCTAACCCAGTTGAAGGACGAATCAACATGAGTAACCTCTGCAGTGAAATTCTGCAGATTAACACTCCAACTACTTATAACGCAGACCTTAGCTACAACGAAATTGGTAAGGACATCAGCTGTAATCTAGGTTCACTCAATATTGCAAAGACCATGGAGTCTCCTGACTTTGGAAAAACTATTAAGACAGGTATCCAGGCTCTTAGTGCGGTGGCTGACTTTAGCTATATAGAATCAGTTATGTCTATTGCTGAGGGTAATAAGAGGTCCAGGGCTATTGGCTTGGGTCAAATGAACCTGCATGGCTACCTAGGTAGTCAGCACATTCACTATGACTCGGAAGAAGCGGTTGACTTTACCAATATCTATTTCATGTCTGTTCTCTACTACGCACTAAAGGCCTCTATGGAACTAGCTAAAGAGACTGGCGAAAAGTTTGACAACTTTGAAAACTCTAAATATGCAGATGGGTCTTTTTTCAACAAGTATGTTGAGCGCAAATGGGCTCCTGAAACTGCCGAAATTAAAGATATATTTAATAAGTCCAAGGTCGAACTTCCTTCTGTTGAGGACTGGGAGAGGTTGAAGGCAGACGTTATGAAGTATGGCCTCTATAACCAAAACCTGCAGGCTGTGCCACCTACTGGCTCTATCAGCTACATAAACAACTCAACTTCTTCTATTCACCCAATTGCAGCCCCCATTGAGGTCCGCAAGGAGGGGAAGCTAGGTCGTGTTTACTACCCAGCTCCGGGATTGACTGATGAAAACCTTGAATATTTTAAAGATGCATATGAAATTGGTCCGGATGCGGTCATCAATATTTATGCGGCTGCAACGCAGCATGTTGACCAGGGTCTTTCATTGACACTATTTTTCAAAGACACAGCAACCACCAGGGATGTCAACCGCGCTCAGATTATGGCGTGGAAAAAGGGTATCAAAACCATTTACTACATCCGTATCCGTCAGGACGCCTTAGAGGGAACAGATGTAGAAAATTGCGTTAGCTGCATGCTTTAATGGTAAAAATATAAAAATAAGATAAGTCATACAAAAGGAGAATCATGGAACAAATTAAGGCCATAACACGGCCAGTTAACTGGAACAAGGTCGAAGACCCTATTGACCTAGAGGTCTGGAACAGGCTCACCCAGAACTTCTGGTTGCCTGAAAGAATTGCTATCTCGAATGATATGCAGTCATGGGAAACGCTAACGGCTGACGAGAAGCAACTGACTATGCGTGTATTTACAGGATTGACCTTGCTTGACACCATTCAGGGCACAGTCGGTTCTATGAGTATTATGCCGGATGCCAGAACTCCTCACGAAGAGGCTGTCATCACCAACATCGCCTTCATGGAAAGTGTTCACGCCAAAAGTTACTCAAGCGTGTTTTCAACGCTCTGCTCCAGTTCAGATATTGAGGAAGCTTTCCGCTGGTCAGAGGATAACCCATATCTTCAGAAAAAGGCAGAAATTATCCTTAGCTACTACAACGGTGAGGACCCCTTGAAGCGTAAGATTGCCTCGACTCTTTTGGAAAGCTTTTTGTTCTACAGCGGTTTCTACCTGCCAATGCACTGGTCATCCAGAGCAAAACTAACCAACACAGCTGATTTGATTCGCCTAATCATTCGTGATGAGGCTGTACATGGCTACTACATTGGCTACAAGTTCCAGCTTGCATACAATGAGGTAACCCCTGAAAGGCAGCAAGAGCTGAAAGACTACGCATACGACCTGTTGATGGAGCTTTACGAGAACGAGGTCAAGTACACAGCGGACTTGTATGACGAGATGGGTCTTACTGAAGATGTAAAGAAGTTTTTGCACTACAACGGCAATAAAGCATTGATGAACCTAGGTTTTGACCCGCTGTTTGCCAAGGAGTCTACAAATGTAAATCCAGCAATTATGTCTGCCCTCAGTCCTAATGCCGATGAGAACCACGACTTCTTTAGCGGGTCTGGTAGTTCATATGTGATTGGTAAGCACGAATCAACAACTGACGACGACTGGGACTTTTAGGAGGGACTATGTACTGCGGGTGCGGTAACTGCCAATGCGGCGATAATAAGTAAGACTAGCCACCCTTCGGGGTGGCTTTTCTTTTATATACTGTAAAAATGCCTACTTATGAATACATCTGTACGAATGGTCACGAGTACACAGAGCTCCGAGCCATGTCTGAGGAGCAGATTAGGTCGACTTGCGCTAAACCCGACTGCGGCACTAAACTAATACGAAAGTTCGGTACACCGCCAATCACCTTCAGGGGTGGTGGCTTTAGCGCACAGCGAGGATAAATTTTATATGCAGTTTAACAACATAAACTTTCCCGAGTTTACCGATGATGGAGTACCTCTATGTGCACAGACTGACCCTGAAATCTTCTATCCAGCAGAAGTTGGTGAGGCTTATGGTACTGGCAACTTAAAGGCTCACTACAAATATGAGCGAGAGGCTAAGGCAATCTGTCGGAAGTGCGACCTGCAAGAGGCTTGCCTCAGGTTTGCTCTTGAAAATAGAGAGCAAGGCATCTGGGGTGGAACAACTGAAAATGATAGAAAGCGCCTCCGTCAAATATTAAAAAGACGCTCTATTTAAAGATTGGTAGAATTGCTCCTAGGAGAGAAACTAATTAGTTAATTAATCCTAGGAGAACAATCATGGGCATTTTTGCTGAGGTATTCCGTAGGACTGGAGCATTGATTATTCTGCGTATTAGCGGAACCTTTGCTGGTGGTTCTATTGCTGGAGTTGAGCTCTGGCAATCCGCGGCAGTGGCCGCATTCATCGGCGTCATGGACGTTGCTGAAAACATTTCTCGTGCATACATGACTGACGGTAAGTTGGACATGGACGAGATTAACTCTGCATTTGGTAAGGCTGCTGTACCCGACGAGGACCCACAGCTAGCTGCATCACTTCCAGATGATAACGAATTTAAGTAACTAAAACTTAATTTCAAACAGCCCCTCTTGACTTTTTAGTTAAGAGGGGTTAATCTTTACCCATGAATTTTAATGAATGGTTAGAATACGGTATTAAACAAGGCTGGGCCGGACCAGATGTCTGCTACACTCATGATGGCCTCCCTACTGATGAGGCTGAGGAAGCGGAGTTTGAGGAAGGCTCTGACCCTTGTCTACACATAATTAGACTTTATGAAGACAAGCACCACAAGAAAAGAATAGAGACCAACCACTCTCCTTCTGTATGGAGAGCGACTAATAAAGGAATAGTAATTAATGGCTAAATCTAAGGGCGGCTCCAAGCCAGCTCAGTCGAAACCAACATCTGACCGAAATAGCGGTAAAGCTTCAAAGAAGCGTCCAAAGGTCTTTGACCCCGTAAAGCGCCGTCTAATCACCAAAGAGTAGAGTTCGTTACACTTCTGTTATACTATAAGTGACCCCCTACAAAGGCGTAGTTTGACGCGACCGAAAGAAACTATGCCTATATATCAATACTACTGCCCCAGCTGCAAGAATGAAATTCCTGTAAATCAGAAGACTAAAGATAAACTAAATCTTATTTGTTTTTCTTGCAATAACTACAGATACATCAAAAGCTCATACGTAAAAACTGTGCAAGATTGGTTTGACAAAACTTTTAACTGATGTAGCGCAATTTAGGGTTTTAGTGTAGTATTTTTGTGTCTATGAAAAGTAAAAAAATAACTTTTAAACCGTTGAGCGAAATGGCCGAGGGTGTTGTGCCAAGGCCGCAACCGGTTGGTAAATCTATGCCGGAGTGGTGGAAAAATATGCCAGCATTTTTAAACGGTAGAAAGCCAAAGTTTAGTAGTGACGGGGGTTCTGTAGACGCCTCTGTGAAAATGTGCGTCCCGTTTGCAGACACTTTTAGGGTCGGCTACGTTCAGTGTACTTGGACAGATATCTATATAGAGCCGCATGAGTTTGACGAAGATGGTTTTTTATTTTACTTTGCCAGCCAACCAGAACCCTTTAAGGATAGGCCTTCTTCTCAACTTATAGGTTCCCATCAAGTTCAATCATACTACCCTGTGGAACTTGAATGGAAGACTCAGTGGGTCCCGAAACTTCCTAAAGGGTATAGCGCACTGCTAACCCACCCCCTTAATAGAGATGACCTACCTTTTCAAACTTTGTCCGGAATTATTGATGCTGATAAGTACCACCAGGACAATGACGGTAACCATCCTTTTTATATTAAAAAGGGCTTTTCTGGGTTAATACCAGCAGGTACCCCTATGTATCAAATTATCCCGTTTAAGAGAGATAATTGGGTATCCAAAGCAGAAAAGTACTCCAAGGAGGTTATTTATGAAAGCATTAGAGCTCATAATAAGTTTTGGGGAGCCTACAAAGATAAATTTTGGACTAAGAAGAACTTTAAATAGTAAGGAAAATTGTGCACGGTGAAGAAGAAACATTTATATCTCTGACAAAAAAGCTGTTTAAGCAACAATTTTGTAGGCACAAGGTGTCTGACTGGGCGACTTGCCCATATACCGGCAGAAAGTATGAAAACTGCATCAAATGTGGTGCCAGACTGTCCGTTGTAAAGGCTGACAGTGTCTGAAACATATAAGGATGTTGAAAACATTGAAGATTTTGAGACATGGCGCCGATATGGGTATAGCAACTTCCGCTGGGTGTTTAACAAGCTCGAGTTAGCTGTTCGTCAAGGCTTAAAAGCGGGGCCTTCTGCTACGGCCCCGGATAAGTCTGGTTCTTATATTATTAGACCTATCTATAACCTTTACGGGATGGGATTGGGGGCGCAAAAATTTGATTATGACCTTACTGAGCACAAAGGAGCAATGCTAAACGGCGAAATTGTTCCTCCAGGGTATTTTTGGTGTGAGTGGTTGGCTGGTAATCAAATATCGGTGGACTATAGGCGTTCAGTTGACCGAGGAAACTCTTGGGTGGCTAGCAGCATTATGCAAGGCTTCCATAAAAGCGATAAAGATTTAACTAGATTTGCCTTCTGGGAAAAATTAAATGTAGATGAAGCTCCGCCTGTAGAAAGTTTTATTGTCAAGCCAGAGTTTTTAAATGAATCCAGCTTTACAGGATTTAATGTTGAATTTCGTGGCGGAGTTATGACTGAGATTCATCTTAGGTTGGGTAACGATTATTTCGACGACCTGCCTGTCGGGTCGAAAGTCTATCCATTCTGGGAAGGCTCCGACGAGCCAAAAGGAGAGTGGAGAGATAATCCACCAAGTGTCATAGACCTTTCAAGCAACGACAAGCTATCTGGTAAGAGGCTTGGGTTTAAGATTCAAAGACCTGAGTATTAAGGTACTAAATATAGCATATTGTTGACCAGTATTTTGCTGGTTTTGGCTAAAACCCTATGTACAACTTTTGTTATATAAACTTAGGTCTAAGGTTATATAAAATAAGGTAGAATTATTGATATGCCTCCACTACTGTTAGCCATCGTTATTTTAGTTTCAGTGTGGACTTTAGTGGTTCTTTTGGCCCTTGCTTATGCTTTCGGGAGAGAGCGAGAGAGGGCTATGAACGAAAAAAAGCTAAATAAGCTCGTAGACAACTGGTACCCTCTATCTCCTAAGCCAGAGATAACTGGTTTTAAGTATCGGATACGTGAAGAATTCGGATTGGAGCAGCCGACAGATGTCAGACGCCCCTACTGGTAAGTGTTTGTTGTACGCACGTGTATCAACACTTATGCAGGTAAGTGATGGTATATCCCTAGACGCTCAGGAGCGACAGCTAATTACAGCAGCTGAGTTCCACGGGTTTAATGATTGGGAACTGGTGCGTGAGGAAGGTCGTTCTGGTAAAAACATCAAGGGCAGGCCCAAACTGCAAGAGTGCTTTGAGATGCTAGAACAAGGAATTGTAGACGCCCTTATTGTTACTAGAATCGACAGATTGTCTCGTTCAACCAGTGACTTCCTGCAAATAGTGGATAAGTCTGCCAAGGAGGGGTGGAGATTGATTCTGTTGGACCTGAACCTAGACACTTCTACTTACCAGGGGAGGTTTGTGACTACTGTGATGTCGGCGCTCGCGGAGATGGAGCGTGGCATTATCGCCGAGCGTGCAAAAGATATCCACAAGGACCGACGACAACAGGGATTGGTGTGGGGAAAAGACTTAGGGCCCAAGGCAGATAGTAGAGACGAGATAATGAATATCATTAGCGATTGCAGGGAGGCGGGTATGTCATACAACAAGATAGCCCAGAAGCTCAACTTAGAAAAATACCCTACGAAAAACGGAGGCTTGTGGTATGCTACGACAGTATCTAATTTTTGGAAGCGTGCATCATGATATTTAATAAAAAACCTAGGTTAGAGGTTGAGTTCCATTCTGACTTTGAGTTTACTAAAAATATGATAGACCAGCCTCAGGCGATGACAAGGTCTTTACCTGACTGGTGGAGAAGATTTAGTACTTTCTTAGAAGGTGAGGGCAAGTTTACCTTTATTGGAGAGGAGGGCGGCAATCTAACAATGAAAGCTTGCATGCCAATGTTTGACAGTATGACCGCTGGCTACACAATTCCTTTCCCTTGCGACCTTCAGGTAACCTTAGACGAAGCCGGATATCCCCAGTTTAAGTGGCAAATAGCTGAATTTGACTTTATTTCTAGCCATGGCGTTGAGCAAACACCAGACCAAATGATGCCAGAAGGATATCACAGGAAGCCTTATAAGTTCACAGCTCCATATCGAGTCAAAACTCCTCCTGGGTACTCTGTTTTGTTTACTCATCCAACAAATAGGTATGATTTACCGTTTATATCTTTAACTGGAATTGTAGATACTGACGAGTATAGAATTCCAACAAACTTCCCGTTTGTAATAAAAGAGGGCTTTGAAGGAATTATTGAAGCTGGTACTCCAATGATACAAATGATACCAATTAAAAGAGAATCTTGGAGTCACTCTGTTCAAAAAGAGTATAAAGAAGACGAGGACATAATCACAGGTCGTAGTATTATTGGAACCCGTATGTGGAAGGCCTACAAGCGCTACTTTTGGAACCGCAAGGAATATAAGTAGCGAATTAGATAGGAGAAGGCAACGTGGCCAGACAGAAACAAAAAGTAATAGACGCCGCTATTGATAACGGCGCTCCTATTGCTGACTGGACTATTAAGGAAGAAATGCAAATAAATGGTCGTCACGTTGTCAAAGGCACTGAGCTAAAGATTAAGGGTGAGCGAGGTAGATTTAGGTTTGTTAAGTATGTGTACAACGAGAAGTTGGACGTTGATTGGATTGATGTTTGGGGTGGTCCCAAGAAAATGCCAGCTATGAGAAGCTTTAGGATTGACCGGGTACAGCGTGTTCACTATAAGAATACAACGCAGGAGGCGCTAGCTGAGGAGTATAAAATTAAAAAACAGCTGCTAAAGGAAGAGCGAGAAAATAGTGTTTGAGTTTTTAAAACTAGGTAAGGAGCCTAAAAAGATAGAGTTTGGTCGTACTGCAGATTATATGGACTATCCAGTCCCGGCTGCGTCTCAGATACCTAAATGGTATAAAAACTCTCCTAGACTTACCTACGGTAACAAGCCCGAAATAAAAAACAAAGTTACAAATGCTGGTGGCAATTTAGGTGTCAAATACTGCATCCCTTTCTTGGATACTCTAACTGTAGGTTACGTAGCCACCTTATGGCAAGACCTGCAGGTAAAGCGAAGTGTTAACGGGCAAGTTGAGTTTGTATGGGCGCTAGACCCTAACATGGTTGATGGTAGGAACGGTACTGGCTTTGAGGAACTTCCTATACCAGCAGGGCACGATGAGAAGCAATATGTCTGGCTACAGCCTTTTTCTGTAAAACTGCCTAAAGGCTATTCTGCACTATATACACACCCCTTAAACAGATACGATTTACCTTTTATAACTTTGTCTGGCATACATGATTCTGATTCTCTACTACCTCCCGGAAATTTTCCTTTCTACTTACAGGAAGACTTTGAAGGCATAATCCCTAGGGGAACTCCTTTATTTCAAATTATCCCATTTAAAAGAGATAATTGGATAGGTGAAGGCAACGATGAGTTAGATAAAAAAGCTTACGTACGCTCTCAGAAATCTACAAGCATGGTAAGTGGGTTCTACAAAAAGTTTATGTGGAAGAAAAAAGAATTTGATATGAAAAAAGAAGAAGAGTGAAGAACATAACTGTAGTAGGTAGCGGCGTATCAGGGGTAATGGCTGCTTTGTATTTAGAAATGGTTCATAGCCATAGGCCGAACGAGTTTAAGATTGTCTATATCAACACTGAAGAAGAGCAAAGTGATTTTGTTAGACTGCCTCCCCACATAACTATGACTTTCAGGCATCTGAGTATTTCTGTTACGGATTTAGTTAGATTGGCTGATGCTGCTTTTTGTAATGGTACTAAATATGTAAACTTCCGTGGCGGAGGTGAATACGATTCTTTTATGAATCCATATCGAACTGTTGAAAACATTGGCATACACGATATGCACAATGAGGCCCAGTTGTTTGCGTACCCTGGAGCTTTTGGTCAAGCTGTATCTAATAGTGAATCTTCTGACAAAAGTGATTTGGTTTCTAGAGCCTCTAAATTAAAAAAGGTCGGGTTTAGAAAACTGGGAAGTTCATTTGCAGATGGTGTAGTCAGTGACCCTCTAAACTTGTATGGTCCAATGGTGGATTTTGGATTAAATTTAAAAACTAAAGAAGCCGAGGAGTTTTTGCTTGCCATAGCTAAAAGTCGTAATGTAGAAATCCTTTCGGGAAACGTGGAGTCTTATGAGGAAAATAGCAGTAAACAGGTTTCACGTATATCTTTAGACAGTGGTAAATCTTTTAGCACTCACTTTATAGTAGATGTGTCCGGGTATGGGCTCACTACATGGAAAGAAGTATTTGGAAAGGCAGTCTGGGTTGATATGTCTCAGGCGTTCCCGGCTAACTCGGCAATTACATTCAATATGAGGGCTCCTAAGAAGCTGCCGGCCTATACCGAATTAGTAGCTATGGAGTATGGATATTTGTGGAAAACTCCGCTGCAAAGTGAAATTAAGTGCGGATATGTTTACGACAATGAGTTGTTAGATGTTAATTCTGCAAAGGAAGAGGCTGAGCGCCTTTTGAACACAGATATTGAAGATTACTCGGAAGAAACATATAACTACGGCTATGTGGACAGTCCTTTAAAGTCAAATGTGCTTCTTTCAGGCGCATCTTCGATGTTGCTAGAAAACAAAGAAGCTGTTGGAATTTGGTCAATGTTAGTTGAGCTTGAGCTAGTCTTTACTAGGGCAGAGATGGTTCGCAATCAATCTGAAAAGTGGGAGAAAAGGCATAAAGAATTACATTCTATGATTGTCGATGGCATGGCCTCTTTATTACAGTTTAGTTATTTTGGTAGGGAGGCTTACAACGAGTTTTGGTCTAAATTTACTAAATCTAATGCGCCCTACGGTCTACATAGCTTATTAGAGGTGATGGATTGGAGAACACTTGACGCTTGGGACGTTTCTAAGCTTGGTTCCTTATTTAACGTAGACTCTTATTATTACATTGGGTTAGGTATTAAATACAAACCTTTAATTGAAGCTATTAAAGAATCTGTTGAGGACTCTATTTATATAGAGGCTAGTAGAGACAATTACGATATTTTAAAGGTTCAACAGGCAGAAGTTACAGGAAACAGTCTTATGGACCATAGAACTATGCTTGAAGAACTCAAGGCAGTGGGAGGTGAAGGGCTTGAAGAAACCGGAATGGGTTAAAGCCCTAGCAACTATAAAAGACTTGAGTTACTGGAATAGAGCCAACACAGTCGAGTTCTTTGCTTTCATGATTAAAATTATAATAATTATTCCTGGTCTTATTTGGGGGATTTTTATCTGGTGGCTATATCTGTTTTCTCTTGCAACTAGTTTTGCTCTAGTATGGTCTTCTACAGTTAAGACACTACCAACCATTATTATTTTGAACTTGGCTTGGATATTCTTGTCTTCATACGTTTTAATTAGGGAGTTTATTTTATGGATGTAACCATTGTCGGTGGTGGAACTGCAGGTTGGATTGCCGCTTTTACGGTGCTAAGGGGCTCTCAGGCAGAAAGCGTCACAGTGATAGAACCTTCATCAATAGGTGTTATTGGTGCCGGCGAAGCCTCTAGTGGACTACTTTTAGACCTTCTTACAGATGAATTTACCTATAATGACGACATTGATTCGAATAAAATTCCCGCTGTAGACATCCAAAAGTTTTTCAACAAAACTAGAGGTTTTTACAAATATGGAATTTTACATAGAGGGTGGTCTAAGAGACCAGGAGACTACTTCGGTCCAATAACGCCCTCTTGGACAAGTGGGCTTCCAGCAGATTATGCTTTTTTACAGGCAGTGGCGCGTTTTGGCACTAGGCAGGCCCATGTGGCCTCGGAACTGGGATTGGCATATGAAATGCGTAAGATGCCTTTGAACGGAGATATGGCTGTTCACTTTGATGGTAATGAATTTGCACCCTTTATGAAAGACTTCCTCAGCTATGACCCTAGGTTAAAAGTAATAGACGCACCTATTAATGATGTAGAGCTGGACACTGAAGGCAATATTGAAAGTGTAGTTTTGGATGATGGGTCTCGGGTTGGTGGGGATTTGTTTATTGATGCTACTGGATTTAAAAGACTTTTGATGAAAAGACTTGATGTTGGTTGGGTTAGCTACAAAGATGTACTCCCAGTAGATAGTGCGCTTCCTTTTATTATTGAACACAAGGAAGGGGGTTCTGTAATGCCTATAACTGTTGCCCAGGCCATGGGCTCTGGTTGGATGTGGAACACACCTCTGCAGAGCAGAAGGGGTGCTGGATATGTATACTCGAGTAACCATTTAACCCCCGAGCAGGCTCAGGAAGAGATAGAGAAAAAGCTTAAACATAAAATAGAGCCTTTAGGTAACTTAAAGTTTGACTCTGGTAAATCTGAAGACTTTTGGGTAAAAAACTGCGTTTCCTTGGGCCTATCCTCTACTTTTATAGAACCCTTGGAGGCCACGGCAATTCATACAACAATACTGCAAATGTTGACTTTAGTGAAAGAATACTTTTCTTTTTCTAAAGATAGAACTATTAATGATTTAAATAGAAAACTTTATAATTCCTTTATTCATAAAATAACCGAAGAATACAAAGACTTCACGGTCTTGCACTATCAAGGAGGTAGAGATGACACTGATTTCTGGAGAAGAATTAAGAATGATAATCTTATAACAGAAAGAGTCTCTGACTACATTGAAAAAGCTAAATACAGTGCTCCTGGTGGTTATTACTTAAACGATTTCAGCACAAAAGGTCTTTGGTCATGGACTCTTGCAGGTTTAGATTTAATTAGTAAGGACACAGCTAAAGGCATCCTAAAAAGTTTAAATATATACACAGGTACAGGAACCAACTTTATGCGTTGGTTTTATGATACAAGGGAGGCTTTAAATAAAGGACCTGGCCTATATATAGTTCCTGCAGGCAGAAATGGAAATTATGATGGAGAATAATATATCTGAACTAGAGCTTGGAGCAAGGCTAGAGCGCGAGAGGCTGGCTAAGGTTGCTTTGGGTTCTACTTTACGTGATGAAGAAGAGTCTAAGTTGGCTAGGGAGTTTGCTGCTGCAGGTGAAGTTGCTGAAAAGCGTAGAATTATTGACTTGTTTAAAGATAGAATAGCTAATCAAGAAAACACCGAAGCAGCCGAGTGGGCAATTGAAGTAATAAAATCAAGCACGGATTTCAGGTATCTGTCCTAATAGCTTGCATGATGCAAATCTATGTGCTACTGTTCTTTTACGTAGAACGGAGAAAACATGGAAAACAATTGGCGTAAACAGCTACAAGAAGTTTACGAGCAGCTAAATGAGGTCGATGCTGACATCGAAAGCTTAATGTCAAAAACAGAGCAACTCATCATAGACGGCAAGTTCTTGATGATAGCTCATGAAGAAGGCCTTATCGATGGAGAGGACTGGGACTATGGCATCTAGGCGCCGTATGAATAGAGCTTCTGACGAATACGACTCTTACTTTCAAGAAGGAGAAGGTGTTATGTTTGGGAGTAATCCAGGCATAACTGGCTTGGAAGAGAACGGTAGTAGTTGGGTAGAGCTTTCTGAAGAGACATTCGATAACGTAGTTGAGGAGGCTGAGCGCAGAGGCTATGAAGCTGCGCGGCGCGAACTTCTGCACGCCATTACTGATATGACTACCAGCCAACGCACCTCTCGTGAATTTGAGCACAAGATATCTTCTCCTATCGGCTACAACCATAAGACAAAGCAAATGTATAGATATAAGCATGGAGAAGAAACTGTTTTTCTTGAAGAAACTAGGTCAACCAATGACACCTTAGAAGATAAGAGGCTAGCTTTGTTGCCTTTAAAGGCTTCAGATACTGCAGAGGAGTTGCCTGAATTTTTAAGTGACGACAAGGAAACTGCCGACAAAGAGGACCCGACTGCGGCTGCTAACAAAAAGATGAAGGTTGGGTGGTATATAAAAGATACTAATCTCCTTTACTGGACTGGAGTTAGCTGGGTATCGAGCCCCAAGGAAGAGTCAACACGTCAGACTTTGTTACCAATTTCTGAGCTAGAGAAGTTAGAATATCTAGAGAGTTCAGAGTAAACAAAAGTAAGGACTAGCGTGGAGGAAAGAGACGGACGCAGAGAAGAGCTAGATTTATCAAATCTACAGGAGATTTTCCCCGAGCTGTTTACGGGTTCTGGTGTTGTTGATGACTCCAAGGGTCCAGCTTTGTCAATAACAGCTGCGACTACTAAAGCTGGTGTTAGTAAGAAATACATTAATGGCCTAGTAGAAGATGGCTACCTAGAGACATGGAAAGAGGGCCCCATGACAATGCTTTACTACAGAGAGCTTTTAAGGGCCACCTGGGAAGCAAGTGACAGAGGGAAAGGGCCAATGCCAGGAATACCTGGACGCCCTAAGAAAAGAGGGTAATTCTAATGTTTCTAGAAATGCAGGCATTGCTCGGTACGGCTTGGGCATATTGGTTATCCTTCGGCGCACTATTTATTTGGTGGGCTGCTTATAGGCTGTGGAAGAAATAAGGTCTAATGACTGAGTTAAATTTACTTAACTATTATGGCCTTGATTGGTTAGCCATGGCACTAGGCTTTACTGGAATGTGGCTACTGGGTAAGAAGCGCAAAGTAAGTTTTATCTTCACTGCCTTGGGAATGGTATCAGCCTTTTCAGTGTCGGTACTTTCTAGCCAATATGGGTTTATGGTCGCTAATTCAATTATGTTTTTTCTTGCAATCAGAAACTACGTGCTCTGGTCTAGGGAGGAGAGGGTATGAATATGGGAGACTTAGGCTATCAATACGATGAGCCCTGGACCATTCCTGCAAGTGTAAAAGTTCAGCACAAGGATGGTGTTTCAGAGTTTGTTTTTGTATGTAAGGAGTGTGGTTGGGCTGGCCGGATTGAAAAGTACGCTAACTATTTGAGTATTGAAAGGTGTATGTGCTAATGGGTAAGGGTCAATTAATGACTATCCCCCAGGCGGCAGTTAAGTCTGGGCTAAGTGAAAGCACCATCCGAAAGTACCTCAGTAAAGGCTATCTTGAAAGTCACAAGATTAGTCGGAATGTTTTTATTTACTACAGAGAATTGCTTAGAGCTAGCTGGACTGCAGCTCAAAAAGATTTAAACAGAGGAGGACAATACTAATGAATAAAGGTCCACTTATGACTGTGAGGGAAGCTGCTTATAAAGGTGGCATCACTGCTGCGTCAATATATAACTATGAAAAGAATGGCTACTTAGAGTTTGTAGATGTAGCAGGTTATCAGGTTGTCTACTATAGAGATGTACTAAGAGCTTCTTGGGCTGCTAAACAAGGTCAGGCCTCTGGCGGTAAAAAAAGTAAGCGTAAATCAGAAAGCCACTACGGTAGATAGTTGTCTTGACAAAATTACCACCTACTGATAGTTTTAAAAAACAAAAGAAAGTAGGCTGGAGATGCAAACGTTCGTACCGTTACTTGATTCAACGGATACAGCACAAGTATTAGATAGAGCTAGGCTCAACAAACAAGCTCTAGAAGGTTGGCAAATACTAATGAACTTAGTAGAGCTAGACCCTATGGGGAACCACCGCGTGGCCAAAGGTTGGCGAAACCACCCGGCAGTAAAAATGTGGCGAGGCCACGAAGGGGCCTTAGTTTCATATATACTCAAGATGGTTTTAGAGTGGGAAAGTAGGGGCTATAAATCCACCATCGGTCAAAAAACCTTAACGACGTATATACAAGCAATTAAGTTAGATAGAATTACTAAAGCTAGTCATAGACTCCCCGAGTGGATGCGTAACAAAGAACAGTTTGATGAAATAGCTTCTAGCCACCGGATGGCGCTTTTAACGAAAAATTACGAGTGGTATTCGCAATTCGGATGGCCAGAAGACTCTGGATGTCAACCTTCTGGATATGATTACATTTGGCCAGTTAAATAGTAGAAAGTGAGGCTAAACGTGGCAGATAAAGAATTTAACCCTCACTTTGATATTGACTTTCAACGAGGAAAAGTCGGAGAAGACTCGCACGAAGGTTTCCTCAATGGGAGGCATGAAGTAAAGACTGACTATAAAACTGCTGAAACTGGCAATTTTTATGTTGAGACCAAGCAATATAACGAAGGCATGATGGTTTTATCTGGCATTAACGTCACTGAATCAGACTATTGGGTGTGGGCTAGTCCTGATGGAGTTGGCGGAATTTATATAAAGACTGAAACTTTAAAGAAGCTTATGCGTGAAACACAGCCCTCTGAGACGCGCCAGCCTATCTATAACGAAAACAGCAACGCCTCGGTTGGTCGT